GACAGCTAACGATCCTAATTCTCGTATCAATAAATCTCTACGTAAGTGGAAGTGTTAATATGGCAAAGCAAATGATTAAACGTAAGGATGGTTCTACCTCACAGCGTGGCTTGTGGGATAACATCCGTGCTAATAAGGGCTCAGGTAAGAAACCTACAGCTGCTATGTTAAAGCAAGAGAAGAAAATTAAAGCTCAAACTAAAAAGAAATAATAATGGCAACATCAAAGAAATCAACAGGAAGTCTATCAGCACTGAAGGCTTCTAATAAACGTGTAGGACCTGTAGATCCTAAAGGTGCTTGGACAAAAGTTCAAGAGAAAACTTTAGCAGGAGCTAAAGGCAAAGCTGTCTTAAAGAAAGACAAAGAATTAGGTGCAACTAAAATGACTAAAAAGAAATAACAATGGCTATTATCAAGAAAAAAGTAATGGGTAAGCCCATGAAGAAAGCTCAAAACGGAGTTGCAACTAATAAAAAAACTTCTAAAACTTATCCTATTCTTTCTGAAGAAGGAGATCTTGCAGACGCATTAAACGAAACTATACGCATGCGTAAAGCTGGAACAGCTCCTAAAACTAATGCTGGTGGTATGAAAGTAATGGACAGATTCCAAAAAGAAGGTAAACTTGGTCCTGCTAAACCTATGATGAAACCTAAGGCTAAGAGTGGTGGAAGCTTTCCAGATCTTAACAAAGATGGTAAAGTCACTAAGGCTGACATCTTAAAAGGACGTGGTGTTATTGCTAAAAAAGGAGCCAAGATGGCTAAATGCAAATATGGCTGTAAATAATATGACTGCTGGCAAAGCTAAGAAATCTGGCAAGCCACGCAACGCACCTAAGGTAAAGAACCCTAATCCTAAAGGAAACTTTATGAGAGAGGCAGACGTACCCTCAAGACTTAAAAGTCCTATGCTTCCTATGAAGCAGAAGAGATTAAGTAAATAATTTTTTCGTTTCGATTTTTGTGATTCATTCCAAAATGTAAAAAGGCTCCTTATAGGAGCCCTTTTTCTTTATATGAAGTAACGTTCTTTGTACCATTGATTAATCTTATCAGGATTATCACGGATCCATTGATAGTATGGTTCGTAGAAGTCATCAAGCTCTGTCCTACTAATACCATATAGTGAGCGTACAGCATAGTCTCCTGATGCAGCCTTGTGATTCTCAAAGTTATCTGGACTACCAATATTTCCACTTTGTTTATGCCCTGCTACTTCATGCGGATCACTCCAATTGAAACAATAGGAAGGTAGGTAGTTTAGATTATACTCATCTAGATGACTCTCATCTCTTAATTGAGTATACCAGCTAAGTCCTTCGTATCCTGTAATGTCACTACGGAATCCAATCTCACGGATTCTATTCATCTTAACAATCACTGACGCTTCTAAAGTATTACTAACCAGTTCTATTTTACCTGGCGCTGCGAAGAAACTACTTTGAGGCTTCCATGCATCTTTACCATTCTCCTGAATACCTTCTACTGCTTGTTGGAGGTGCCATGGAAGATAAACGTCATCATCGTCTGCAAGCATAAAATAATCTCCTGTAGCGTGGGTAACAGCGTCTCTGCAGATTTGTCCTCGGTTTTCATAAGGTAAGCCTGTCTGGTAGTCTAGATGGTTATTAATAAGAATGATTGATGGATCCTTTTCTCCTAACGTGTAAGGAAATTCTTCATCTGTATTAAAGATGATGAGCTCTTTATTAGGATAGGTTTGTGCATGATATTGTGCTACAATTCTTTGCACACAATAGAATCTTCTGTATGATGTACATACAAAGCTTACTTTAGTCATGATATAAATTTAATAATTTGATTTTTAGTATACAATTGAAGTTCTTTAGTATCATATTTTTGATTACTATCATATAATACATCTACAGGTTCTTCAAAATTCCAAGGACTTAATTGCCAATTTATATGACCAAAGTCTCCAGTTTGAATGTTTACGTTATTATTACTGTTTGGATGGTTACTCATTAATAGATATTCTATATTAGAATTAATAAAGTTATTAAACACCATTCGTTTGTCTGTATCACTTAGGTGAAATAAACAATCTCTACTGAAGAGCAAATCTACATTAGGAAGTTCGTCGATCCTTAAATCTATTCTTCGAAAATCATGTTCAGGAAAGAGTGAATTTAACTTAACAATACCTGGTGTTATTATATCTCCTCCTATATAGCTAATATCAAATAAATCTACATGTCTCATCCACCAAAAGTCACCACAAGGAATATCTGCAATACTTTTGACGTTATGCTTCTTTAAGAAGTTGTATAAATTTTCTCTAACATGTTTAGTTGAATCATCCATTTGTGATCCACAACCACTCACACTAAAATTATCTATATCTGTTCTAGCATATAAATGGTCACCACTAGAAAATGCTTGCTCTATGTCTATCATCTTATTAGCTATTCGTAAGTTCCTTCTTTAAATACTATTTCCATGTTTGGTGACCATGAGTATAATGCATGGTGCCAAAAATACTTTACATGAAATTCATCAAAATTAATATATAGTATTCTGTTATTGTCAAAGTACCTTTTTGCAAACTCGTCATGTGAAATTACACTTTCTTCACATTTAAAGTATGCTTTTAATACATCAGCATAAAAACTAGGACCGTACCAATACTTTTGTGGATATTGACTTATCATTGTATCAACGAAGTACTTGAATATAGGATTGTTTTTACTGGCTCCAAATGTTCCGCAAGTGAAAGTATCTACATTTCCATAATGATTACCAAAAAATACATCGTAATTTTCTAAATCAAAATTGTTAAACCCTTCTCGACATTCGAAATCTGCATCTAAATATAGTCCACCGTGCTCATACATCAAGTAAATACGTAGTAAGTCTGCTTGGAACGTATAGTGTTTTCTTTCTCCAAACAAATTGTATACCTCTTTTAATACTGGAGGTAACTCAGGAATGTTTTCATCTGTCCAAAGTATGTGTTCAAATGTTGGATGATGATTCTTTACATTTTCTATGAGTTTTTTCTCTCTTGCTGGTATTCTATATGGGCCCACCCATATTTGATGTATAAGTTTTGGTATCATGATATTATTTTGGTATAGCTATATAATCCACTAAGTGTGCAGCATCAATAACTTTTTTATATTCATATCCCAAAGAATCTAGTCTAGTGAATATGTCTGGATCATTCCAACCATATACTTGCAGTTGCGCTGTCTCAACTTCTATAAAGATTACTGGCTTATGTTTTTTAATTGTTTCAATTGCACCATCTAATACCTTTGGTTCGTATCCTTGAACATCTATTTTTAACACTGCAAGGTTATCAAACTCAAATGAATCTAAAGGTTTAACATCTACATAATTAAATCCACTATCATAATATGCATCCAAATGAGCATTACCTATATTGATAACATCATTAGAATGATACTGAAGGTTCTCCATCTTGAGATTAGTATGCTCGTTGCTTAATGCTAAATTATAAGCAGTGATATTGTCATAACCATTTAGTATTATATTACCACAAAGCTGATAATAAACTAACTTCTGCGGCTCAAATGAATAAACTGATCCATTTTCACCTACTAGATCAGCAAATTCTAATGTATGAAAACCAAAATTAGCTCCAATATCAACTATCGTTTTTCCTTTTACATCAAGATTATCTCTTATCCAATCAAATATATAGTGCTCATATATACCCCCTTTCTTGGTTATATCACTAACACCACAATCATTTTTGAATAAGATGTATTCTTTTCTTGTTTTTACATACTCTATAGGTAGTTTCATTACCAAATAAGGATTACATCAAATGGTGATATTAATAACTTATTCTCTCCGTTAATAGGAATCACTGGTGATTTACCTAGAGCTGCTGGATCTACTAAGATCTCATCTCCTGCTTTGATGTCTGTAACAAGATCACCTACAGAATACACTACAAGCTTGTTAAGCTTCTGCATCATCTCTTTCTCAAGAGCTTCTTTTGTGTTCTCGTCCACAATAAGTTTACCTTCGTCTTTCTTAGGAAGGTCTAGCAATAATCTATTGCCGCGTAGTAATTTGAAATCTGCCATTAGAATGAAATATTTGTTGATTTTTTGAATCGTTCGATGTCTTCACCTGTTAAGTGAATCTCTGACTGGTATACATCACGCTTACGTGTTACGCCAACCATCTTATTAGTCTTAAGATTGATGTTTGGTGTTTCTATAACACGCTCATGGATATCATCTAGTAATACTAGTAAATCATTCTCGTCCATTTGGACTGTGCGAATGACTTTGTTTACATTAAAAGAGTCTGTGTACTCTTTGTCTGCCTCTTTACGAGTGTAAAAGAATTGGTTTGTCATTGGTTTATTTTGTTTAAGAGTTCAATGCGTCTTCGATTAACTTCTTCATACCTATAAATATCTGCTTCGACATTATAAGTTATACACAATTGCTCTAACTGTGCTAAAGTTAATATGATGTTTCTTTGATAAATGTTGATATAAATCTATCTTTTTAGTAAAGTTAGCACAAAGTTTCAAATAATCCTCTTTGATTTGCTTCTTTTGACTAACAGTAATCTTACTTCTTGTTTTTCCAGAAGCAACTTTATCTACAGCAACATAAACTTTTATAAAAGCTTCTGGTAAATCGTAACTCCAAATGTATCCTCCAGATGTATATACTTTTGCATTTGTTATACACGCACATTGAGAAATTGATCCTTTGGAGATATTTAGTTTTTTTGCTGCAAGGGTTGCACTATCCCAACGCTTGATATAATCACCTTTGAGCGACCATTGTATAACAGGCATGCTTTTAGTTAGTGATATTTTATTCCTTGTTTCTTGAGTTTGCATAAAGTTATTAAGCTTTCTTGTATTTGTCATTTTTATATAACTTTCCTTACATATAATTCGATTCTTAGCATTAATACTTCTTAATTTTCTAGAATTCTCACTAACAATAACTCCTAGTGTACCTTCCCCTCCATCTGTCATGTTTGCTAAACAACCTGTACCTAAGTCTATCCTACCATAAAGATTAATAAACTCTTTCTCTTTAGATTTAATAAACTCATAATCATCAGACTCTAATACTATCTGGATTAATGTAGAAGTTTTATCTTTTATACCTTTCCAAATAGTATTATTTTTCTTGTCTGCTGCTGCTCTAGTAAATGTACCATATTCTATATCATTTTTGGTCTTTGTACCTATTCCAATATAGAATGGTTCATTCTTATCAAGTCTTATCCATCTGTATACATAATATTTCATGTAGCTAATGTAAGTAAAATAATATTATTTTCCTAACATAAGTTGTGTTTTTTCAACAACTCTTTACGCTTCTTATTAATTATGTCATATTTATACATATCATTTTCTACTGACTCGTGTTCAGAAAAAGTTA